AATCAAGTCAAGTGGAATATAGATCGTAGTTATGGTACTCAATCAACACTTGAATCATTCTTTATGTAATATGCAGTATATTATATCGTGCAATGCGATAGAAATAGTAGAATATATGGCGTTATAATCAGTATAGTATGATATGCGTTAAATATTAAAAAATGCCGTATAAAATATGGTAATGTGTTCTGTGTAGTGAGGATAAGTCTACTATATATCGGTCACGGCTGTCAAATATCAGACACTCTAAAGAAATTTCGCAGTAAAATCAATGACTTGCAGCGAAATCATGTAACTCCCTGATTCTAAACGATTTTTTCTTGGAAATATCCCTTGTTTTTTTCTGTGTATTTGTTATACTAGCTATAATGATTAACAAAACACAGGAAAACAAAATGTTAAAAACTTATCAATTATATCAAACATTTGACGGTTCTAAAATTCGTAGAGATGCAATGTTCTATGGCAAAGATTCTAAATTCTATAATTTAAGACAGGCTGAAGAAGCTTTCGCAGGTAGATACAGAAAAGACAACTACAAATTTGTAGGCGAGATGCATTGCAAGAGTGTCAACGAGGCGTATGAGAAGTCAAACATGGGCGAGGGTCCTAAAGGTGCATACTCAATGAGTGTTGGTGACATACTAGTGAACAAAAAGACTGGTAGAACATACATTGTTGCAAGAATCGGATTTGACGAGTTATACAAATGGGCTTATGGAAAGGAGGCTGCATAATATGAGTAAGAAACAACAATACGAGATAGTAGAAGGTATGCAACGACAGATAGATGATTTCTTTCGTAGTGCAGAAACTACAGTTAAGAAACTTAAGGGTTATACTTATGATGATGACTTGTATAGTGATCTATACAAAGATGCGAGAGGTGTAAGACCTACCCCAGAAATGATTGACTATTGGAATAACAAGGCTGTTCCTAAAGTTAAACAAAGAATGTGGGATATGTTATGTGAGGAGTTAGTATGAGTTTATTTTCAGATATTGACGGTGTTATCAAAACAAGTTCAGACATAAATGAGTTGCAAAACAGACTTATGGAAGAATTTGCATTATCACCACATGATGATTTGTTTAATCAAGCGAGTAAAATATTTCTAGATTTACTTGACAAAGAACAAAAAAGTGTGTATAATTCTTGTGTTAGGAGTGATAAATGAAATATAAAGTATATGATGATAACAAAGAGTGGGTAGAGTTTGATGATGCCCAGAAAGCTGTGATGTATGCAAAAGACAACTTACTTGATGGTGAGTTCGTATATCACAGAAACAAGGGAGAAGACTGGCATACAGTTTTCGTAGAGAATTTAGTATATATCAAGAGAGGAATAGTACAATGAGTAAAGTAAATGAATCATTAGGAAAGTTAGTTCGACCATATGAACAAATGGAGAGTATGCAGAACAAGTTATTAGAACAACAGAAACTCAATAAATGGAGAGTAGAGAATATGGAGAAGATGATATTAGAACAACAGAAACAGATGTTAGATAAGATTGATCGTATGTATGACGATCTAGACACTATGAAACAAAACTTGCAGTTCGACAAACTATCAGACATGATAGATCAATTGCAACAGGACATGGACTTATTGAAACAGGAGATGAATGTATGAGAACACACACTATGGTTACATTTGATACAGACGGCTATGCGAGAGAGAAACTGCCAGAGTACGAGAAAGACTATCGACAACAACAGATTCTAGTACAGTTCGCAGAGATATTAGATTCTGAAGATAATCCGATAGAATTGTCTGAAGTAAAGACAGACGACAATAAGACATTTAGTTTATCAGTCGTTCAAGTTAAACAATTGTATAATAAGATTATGCAACTGAAGCCCCACGCACGACAAGAGATATGTCGTAGAATACAGTATTCATCAGGGTTTTCAGAGATGATGCAACTGTTACTTGACGGTGAGATATAGATCGCAGGGTGGGCTGCCGATGGGTTAGGTGGCCCTCCTGCTCTATACTGGACAACCTGAGGTAATCTATAAATGCAATATAGATACTTCTATTTCTAACACAACTATAACACAACTACAAAGAAAGGAAACACTACTATGAAAAAATATATGCAATCTTTTGGACTTGGACTTTTATGTGCAACATTCGTATTATCAATCGTTGCATCATTCACAGGTAATATGTTAAACGCAATATTCTTTTTATGTCTTGCAATATTCATTCTATGTGTAATGCATATAAAGTAACCCCCTGTCAAAACTGGAGACTTTTCTTTATGAGTATCAAGATTGACAAAAACGAAAACTTACTGTATAATAACTAACACTATGACAAAATATAATTCGTATACACTCAAAGATGTAATTACTGCATCTAATCAAAACAAGTTTACTGTTATCTCTACATTTGCAGGTGGCGGTGGTTCTTCTACTGGCTATAAACTGTCTGGTGGTAATATTCTGTGTGTCAATGAGTTTGTTGAAAGTGCAAGAGAAACTTATGCAAGTAACTATCCTGATACTCCTATACTACCAAATGACATTCGTGAATTAACTGGTAAACATTTTCTTGACACGACTAATTTACAAGTTGGTGAATTAGACATTCTAGATGGAAGTCCACCCTGTAGTGCGTTCTCAATTGCAGGTACTATTTCTAAAGGTTGGAATAAAGAAAAGAAGTACTCTGATGATAAGAAACAGACAAACATTGAAGATTTATTCTTTGAGTTTATTCGAGTTGCAAATGACATACAACCCAAAGTCATCATAGGTGAGAATGTCAAAGGCATTACGATTGGTGAAAGTAGAAAATACTTTAACAAAATTATTAATGCATTTGAGAACATTGGTTACTGTGCAGTTGGTAAAGTATTAAACGCAGCTGATTTCGGAGTTCCTCAAGCGAGAGAACGCTGTTTCTTTGTTGCGATTCGTAATGATGTTTTAAGTAAGACTGATTTGAATTTTATGACAATCGAATCAATCTATCCCAATGCAACTGTTACGAAACGAGTATCATTAAAAGACGCAATACATGATATCGAAAATGATGCGAGTGAAGAACAAGAATTGTATGATGCGATTGAAAATGGATTTCTGAAGAAATGGGTTCCTCTACTACCCAAGAATCCAAAGAAAGTTGTGAAGGGTTCTGATTATCATCCCAATAAAAGCCTTTTTAATTTAATTCGACCGTGTCCCGATTTACCATCTCCGACTATCACACAACAAGGTCAACAGAAAGGTCTCTCTGGTGTGATTCATTATGAATTAGATCGAAAGTTAACAATCAAAGAATTGATGCGAGTTCAAGGTTTGCCAGATGATTTTCGTCTGCAAGGTACATTTAATCAACGAGCTGAACGCATTGGTCGTATGGTTGCACCTCATTGTTTATCTGCATTATCTCAATCTATCTATGAAAAAGTCTTATCTGTAAGTGGTTGATTTTAAACAATATTTAATTTACTAGTAATTATGTAAGTCCTTGATTTTAAAGAAATCTTTTTTGGTTCAAAGTCTTGCTTTTTTTCGTAGTTTTGTTATACTAGCTATAATGATTAACAAAACACACGGAGACAACAAAATGAAATTAGAAGTTAAATATATCAAAATTGAAGGTCAAGATAAACCAGTTAAACTTACAGTTGGTGGATATAGAGAACCTAAAAAGTCAGAAAAGACTTTTACTCTTTTTAAGTATAGTGCTTACAATCAAGGTCGTAGACAACATATGAACAGAGGCACATCTACTTTACCATCAAGAGGACAATTTTTTAAGTAATTTTATTAACCATTTTTGAGAGAGGAAACATTATGATTAAAACTGATTTAACCCCATTTGTATCACCAGAGAACGAACGATCTGTTTGGAAGAATGTTCCAATGCAGTATCTAGATTTCGTTAAAGAGTGTTGTGCAAAGGCTTCAACAATTACTGGTGTTAAGTATCGTTTTAGATTCAGAGGCCCAAGACATGACGCAATGAAACTTTATTGTTTAAAGAATGATGCAAAAACATTTGCAGTCTATCCGTTACCAAGATGATAGTTCTAGACATTCTTTATACAGTTAGTTTTTTTGTTTTAATTTACATTATTATTAGAGGGAAATTATGAAATCATTAAGTAAAA